ACCTTGAGGTAATCTATAAATTACTAATAGGAAGATAAAAACTATAATTAGTGTAATAAGTAAACTCATTTACCCATCCTTGCAATTGATAAGAATTCGTTTCGTGCAGCAGGATCAGTTTTAAAGCCGCCACCTAATCGTGTTGTAATTGTACTAGAACCTGTATCCTCTACACCTCTAGATTTTACGCAATAATGTTGTGCATCAATCATTACAGCCACATCTTCAGTCTCAAGTATAAACTGTAGAGTATGAAAGATTTGTTCTGTAAGACGTTCTTGGATTTGTGGGCGCTTGCTGAAATATTCAACAATTCGATTGATTTTGCTAAGACCTAGAACTTTTTCTTTAGGAACGTAAGCAACTGTAGCGAGACCGTCTATGATAACTAGATGATGTTCACAGTTACTTTGTACACTGACGTTTCGCTCTACAACCATCTCGTTGTATTTCATTTTATTGTCTACTGTTGTACATTTTGGAAACGCTTCATAATCAAGACCCCAAAATATTTCGTTTACTGCCATTTTTGCCCAGCGTTTTGGTGTTTCAATTAAACTGTCATCAGATAAATCTAGTCCTAACGTTTTCATAATTTCAGCCATATGACTTTCAATTATTTCTATTTTTTCTTTTCGGTCAAGATTGTTTTTTATTTGTGGCGTTTCAACACCCATTTTTACTAGGTGTTCATGTACTTTTTGACCCAACTCTGGATCAGTTTTTGTTTTGTTATAACTCATAGAATCCTTCCTTACACGGATATGAAAATTGAAATGTAATCACCGTTGTGTGATTAACATATATATTTATACTTTTTTCTTAGTTCTAGCAACTTTTTTGGGTTTATTTTCTACACTTGCTATGGCTTCACGAACCTCTTTTAATAACTGGTCATCGTCCCATTCTAATTTAGTAGAACCATCTTCGTAAGTATAGACAGTAAGATGTGTGCCCTTTTCAACTTTAGGCCAAACTTCTATTTTACTATTACTCTTTGCTTTTTGTATTGCTTTTTTGGCAACTTCTTTAATTTCTGAAAGATTCACCACATTTGATAATTTCTTTTTCGCCATGTTTCACCTATATAAAAAACGGGAATTAATTCCCGTTTTTATTTAATTGACTTCTGCTGCCTCTGCTTCTTTTACAGTTGCTTCAGATGCTTCTTTTGCCTCTTTTTCTTTTTGTTCAGCTTCATACTTCTTACCAGTAATTGGGCCAATTGCTTGGTACAATTCAGTAGTCTTTTTGTTGATTTCTTCAACATCTTCGCCTTTGAGTGCAGTTTCTAAAGCATCAATAGCTGATTTAGCCTTTTCACTTTCTTCTTGTGTGACCTGATCTTTATATTTTTCATAGTCATTTCGGAAGCCATTCAATGTAGATTCTGCACCATTTCGTGCTTGAATCAATTCAACCATTTTCTTATCTGCTTCAGCATTTTCTTCAGCATCTTTAACCATGCGTTGAATTTCTGCTTCGCTAAGACCACTATCACTCTTAATAGTAATTTTGTTTTCCTTACCAGTACCTTTGTCTTTAGCACTGATATGCATGATACCATTAGCGTCAATATCAAATGTAACTTCAATTTGAGGCATGCCTTTTGGTGCTGGAGGAATTCCATCTAAGTTGAAAGTTCCAAGTTCTTTGTTGTACTTGAACATTTCACGCTCACCTTGTGCTACACGAATTGTAACTGCCGGCTGATTGTCTGATGCTGTACTAAATGTCTGTGATGCTTTAGTAGGAATAGTTGTGTTCTTTTGAATCAACTTTGTAAACACACCTCCTAAAGTCTCAATACCTAAACTTAATGGTGTAACATCAAGTAACAACACATCATTACGATCACCTGCAAGAACAGCACCCTGAACTGCTGCACCAACTGCTACAGCTTCATCAGGATTAACATCTTTACGTGGTGCTTTGCCGAATAGCTTTTCAACTTCTTCTTGCACCTTAGGCATGCGTGTCATTCCACCAACAAGAATAACTTCGTCAATATCACTTGCAGTTACTCCTGCATCCTTCATAGCAGTTTTGCATGGCTCAATACTACGACGAATTAATTCATCAACCAAACTTTCTAGTTTAGCACGTGATAATTTAACATTGAGATGTTTAGGTCCATTTGCATCAGCAGTAATATAAGGTAAGTTAACATCAGTCTGTGCAGAACTAGATAGTTCAATCTTAGCTTTTTCAGCCGCTTCTTTAAGTCGCTGTAATGCTAATACATCCTTTGTTAAATCAACACCTTGATCCTTACGGAATTCTTCAACAAGGTAGTCCATAATGCGTTGGTCAAAGTCTTCACCACCTAGGAATGTGTCACCATTGGTAGATAGTACTTCAATTTGCTTGTCACCATCAACGTTAGCAATTTCAATAATGCTAATATCAAAAGTACCGCCACCTAAGTCATAGACAGCAATCTTACGATCAACCTTACTTTCTTTGTCTACACCATACGCAAGTGCAGCCGCAGTTGGTTCATTGATAATACGTAGTACTTCAAGACCAGCAATACGTCCAGCATCTTTGGTAGCTTGACGTTGACTGTCATTAAAATAAGCAGGAACAGTAATCACAGCCTGTGTGACTTCACTGCCCAAATAATCTTCAGCAGTCTTTTTCATTTTACGCAAAACTTCTGCTGAGATTTGCGGAGGTGCAAGTTTTTCATTGTTAGCCTCTACCCAAGCATCTCCATTGTCTGCTTGAATGATTTTGTAGGGCATTAGATTGATATCCTTTTGCACTGCTTGCTCGGTAAACTTACGACCGATCAATCTTTTGGCTGCGTAGATTGTGTTTTTAGGATTTGTAATTGCCTGACGTTTTGCACTTGCACCAACTAATACTTCATTGTTAGTGTATGCAACTATACTTGGGGTTGTGCGGGCACCTTCACTGTTTTCAATAACTTTTGTATTACCATTTTCGATAATAGCAACACAGCTATTAGTTGTACCCAAATCGATACCGATAACTTTGCTCATAATTTTTCTCCTTTAATTAAGCAAGAATGTTGTATGACCCGTTAGGCGTCATACAAATGTATTTATTCCTGTAAATAGTCAATATTTGCTTTCTCTTGTATATTTACGATAATCTTTGCTCATACGCAAATATTTTTCACCGTGACCTTCTAATATATCACAAATACGGTCAATAGTGCCATCATTGTAATCACTGATTTTACCCATGTTAACATGCGGTTTCTTCAACAATTTTACTAACTTACTTAATGCATCATCTAGTGACCAGGGAACATACATACGCTCGTGGTCATTTGCAAATGTTTCTGGGAAACTGCGATATGCAGGATATAAAACATTACATCCTAGTGCATCAGCTTCACTAACGGTATTTGATACCCAGTCTTGGAGGGCGCAGTTAAAGACCACACGGCTATTATTGACAATATTATAGTAATCATTTTTATCTAAATCTTCGTATATTTTAAGATGTCCACGATTTACTAAATCACGTGTACGTTCCATATAACTTTCGTTATTAGATTTAAGTTTACTACCACTACATACGCAAAACTCAACAAACAACTTACTGTCTAGTTTATTGTATGCTTCAATCAAATCCATGTAAAAGTCAGGTTGCTTTTCTTGGTCCCAACGTGCTGAAAATACAACACGATGTTTTCTATCTTCCCATGGTTTAATATTTGGTACACGACTTTGTACCTCACTTTTGCCAAATGCTAGACCCGAAATATTGTATAGAGGAGCATCCCATCCAGCAATACGCATATGAGCAACCATTTCTTCGTTCGTGGCGAGAACTCCATCCACGAACTCATTAACCATTTTTTCGTAGTATCCCATCCACTTTTCCATACCCCATACATGCACAAAATCATCAGGATCAATGGACTGAGCAAGACACCTAACATATATACGGGGACGTAAATGAACAGGGACCTGGTTAAGTATGTAAGGTAAACTTTCGATACCGGGTTGAAACATGTCCTCAAAGTAGATAACATCTTCATTTGTAACTTCTCCTTGTTGCATTAAGCGAACCAAATTCATCATTTGACTCATACTAAAATAACTACGACCATGTGCATCTAATACTTGACCTACGACAATTTTTTGACTGTTATCAAGTGTTAATCCAGGAACATATACTACATCATAACCACGACGGTCAAATACACGTTTATTCCATTCTGTTAGTTGTAACGTATATCGGGCTTTATAACTTTCAAGACCCATATAATATAATTTACGCATCTGTTTTTCTTTCTATATCTTCTTCGATACACATTTCGCCATATTGAATTTCTACAATCCTGCATGGCATTTTATATGGATTACTAATTTTATGCCAATCATTCAAAGGAACAGTGTAAGAATTATGTTCTGAAAGTGTTATAGTAGGTAATTGATAACCAGTAGGCATTATACTTTGTACATCGCACATACCTTCACTTACTATCCAATATTCACTACGCTTAAAATGTCGTTGCATACTCATAGATTTATTAGGGTCAATCGTCAATTCTTTTACTTTTAGTCCAGGAACTTCATGAAGTATACGATAATATCCCCAGTCTCTCAATGTTTTAGGATGTTTCCATTCACGCAATATCCAACTACTACTATTTTTTTTGAAATCTCCACCTACACCATATACGAATTCTAGTTTATCGTCTACAATATTTGTTTCTGGAATATTAGTAGAATTTCTATCACCACCATTTACAAAAATAATAGTATCATTTGGATATTGTTTTCTTAACTCATAGATAGCGTTATGGCTACTATTCGTACTATCATCAAAACTAATAACCTTATCTACGCATTTAAGGTTGCTAATGATTGCGTATCTTTCATCCCAAGGCATAAAAGGTTGACCCTTTTTTTGAGTCAACCAAGTATCGCTGTTTATACCTACGATTAGGATATCACCTAATTTTTTAGCAGCATTGAAATAATCAATGTGACCGGAATGTATTGGATCAAATCCGCCAGTGGCTAAAACTATTCTCATGTAATTTTAATATCTTCTTCCCAATTATTCTTAGCAGGCTTCCCTGCTAATTGTTTTTGATGTTGGCGATATGCAAAATTACGCATATCATACAATGTCTTTTCATCAAAAACATACCCATAGTCTACACAAAATTCTCGATATTTATCAAGGTCATCAAAAATTTGTGTGAGTTTAGTATTGGGTTCAAAGTTAATTTTTGCCATTATTTATTTCCTTTAGATAGCAATATGTTGATACGGTTTTACTGTGTTATAATAAATTGTGGCACCATTTTCACCATCTTCTTCGACGGTAATAACAATGTCACGCTCGGGATAACGACTAGCAATAACTTCATAGAGGTCATCGCTAATCATTTCACAACTCTTGTAATTCAATTCAAGTGTGCCACCAGCATAGAGTTTTTCTAGCCAGCGTTTAAATTGAATGAATTCAATATCCCTGTCGTTGTGAAATACTTGAATACCTACATTAAAATGGAAGACATGACGATGCGGAGTTCCTAGAAAACTCACATCATATTCATCACCTGTTGCTAGTTTAGGATCGGTGCTAGCAGCAGGATACTTATGAATACCTTCTTTACGAAAGGTTACATGAATCATACGCTTTGCTTCATTTTTAATGCGTTGGCGTTTTTCTTGTTGTGCTTGATTATGTTGTGTGTCCATATTTAAATAAGGTGTAAATCGTGTGGTATCATCCATTAACGGTCATCTCCGAAGTCAACATGTTGACTTTCTTCATATTGCCTCCTGCGTAATTCCCTTAACTCATTCAGATATTTTGTTTTAGTTTCTTGAAGTTTTTTAATTTGTTCTGGATCAGCCTTACCTTTTTTCTCAAGTTGAAATAATTGATTATCGACTAATCTATATGATTCTTCCAAAGTTTTTATTCTCTGTTCGCACATATCATTCTCCTAATGCTTCATTCATTGCGTCATCACTATCAATAATTTCTTCATCAATTTCAGGTTCTTTTTCAACTTCAAATAATTGGTCAAACATAGTCATAGCATTAACAAGTTTTTTACCACTAATACCTTGACTACCACTTTGCATTTGCGTCCACAAACTAGAATATGATTTTATTAAATCTTTGCTCTTTTGTCGATCTTTAAGGCTAAAGATTTCATCAATAATATTACCAAAATGATAATTATCAAACTTGTTCATAATCATTTTGGGCATGATGCCACTCTCGTATTTACGATTGGCTTCTTGTACCGCTACAATATGCTGATAAACATTATGACTTTGGATAAGTGTATAACTTAATGTGTCCCAACTTGTTTTGGTTTCTTTACCATGTTGTCCAATAAATCCTACACCGCGATAACAAATGTCTTTCATTAACAATCTATCGGTTACAGGACTATCGGTAAACTGTTTATGAATTTTATCTTGTAAACATGCGTCACTAAACTTTCGTGTATCGTTAGCATAGTTTTTATTCTCAGCAGTCTTTTCCATACTATAAGACCATTTCTTACCATGTTCAAAACTATTGTTGAAATAAGCAAGACCTTTAGCAGCACTAAAGAATGGGCTTGCACAATCAAATGTAATCTGTAGTTTTGGATTATGATATTTGCGAATTGCTTTCTGAATATCAGTAAACAATATAGCATACTCCATAATGCTTACACCAAGACAATGCACTAGGTCATGTTTGCCTTCTTCAAGTAGACCATCATGTATAATATCAACAAAACGGTTAAGCATTAACTCAACATCAATCTTATTTTGACCACCAAATGCCCAACCATTAAAGTGATTGTCAGGATAGACTTTTGGATCGCAGTACTTTTTCATTTCTGCATACCAATTATCACTTTGAGTATGGTTTCGACCCTGTAATACATTTAAGAACTTACAGTTTCCATTACGGTTCTTAATAAAGTATTCGTTATTAATATGCGTAGCGGCGATTGCTTCTTCAATCGTACTGATACCATGTGCTGATTTACCAGTCTTGGGATCCTTAATATGAAAAGTAGTTAATGACTGTGAAGGAATATCTAAGCACATACCATAATCCATGTATGTGTCCATCCATGTTAGTACTTCTTTGCGCTTTTTCATAGCGCGTGGACAGTTAGGATCTTTCCAATCAGCAGGCCATTGACATTTTAGAATCTGAAAGCCACCTGAGTCACCGAGCATAAAAGTGCCTTGCTCACGCTCACGGATAATACTTTCACTAGGATCGTTTTTAGTAGGATCTAAATTAGCATGTCCAGCACTATACAAACCCCACTTATAGTGGTAAAGACCTTGTTGACTATTGAGAAAGTTTAGACATTCAACATCACCGTTAAAGCCAGCAGGAATGCGACTCTTTTCAAAGTATTCTTCGCCTTTGCGTTGTTTACCTAAACCACTAATATAGAAACTAGACACTGCCGGTAAGAACAGTGCCCAGTCTGGTTTATGTTGACTTGAAAGATTAATCTGATCCATTAAGTTTTCAAATTATTTGCTATTAGCAGGGAGTAGATAACGATAAACAGCAAGACCGCTATCAACAGTAATCTCAGTAGCACCTGCATCACTTACACGAATTGTTTTGTCACCGGGCATATCCATAATGCTGATAAACACTTTAGCGGGCCAGTTCCAAACACGACCAATAGTACCTTTAACTTGTGGATGAAACACAAAGTTGCCGCTGTGTGTACTAGGATCACCGAAGTTAATCTTCAAGTCATTATTAACAGTAGACATAGTGAAATGTTCTTCTTCACTGTTGGCAGTTGCTTGTTTCTTAAGACGTAAGATACCTGCAATACTAGGTTCGAACTCTACATTCCATGCAGCACCCTTGAATGTAACACTTTTAACTTTTTCTTCAACGATTGTTTTAGCCATTAAGCGATAATCGTTTACAAAGTCACCGTTTTTATTTTCAAAGTGAATAGTGCTAGGAACATCAACACCATCACGGTTAGTGTTAGTTACGCTAATATTAGCATTTTCATCGTATTCATCAAAACCAACGATAGTTTTGAGTTTACCTAAGTTAGGCATACCGAATGTACCAATAAAATCGCTAATAGGATTTTTCATTGTCGCACTTACGATAACACTTTTATCTTCTGCGACTGCACTAACTTGTGTTTCTTTGTCAGTGCCGACAACTTTAATTAGGTCTACGTTACCTAGACCATGAACGTGTGTAATAATGTCTTGTAAATAATCTTTCATGTTTTTCCTTTAAAATATTTAGGCGTGTATAGTGTGTAATATAATGGAATATATTACTAATGTCAAACTTAATTTAACCAAACGAAAATAAATCATCGAATGTTGATTTAGTATCAGTATTGCTACGCAGGTCCCAATCTAACACACCTAGTAAGTTTTCAATTTTTTCGTCAACTAGTGTGCGTTCCATTTCATCGTCATCAAATGGCAACTCACAGAACCACTTAGGCAATCTTAATTCATCAGTTGGGTAAGCAATACTTGTAAAGTTTAATGGATTAGGTTTGAGTTTACAAACAATAACCTTCATACCATCAACAATTTTCATACTATAGTTGTCGCCATTAGCATTACGCAAATAGTTATAGTTTAGTGCTGCACGAACATGTCCGGGCATGTTTGCTTTACCTTTTTTACTATTTGCTTCTAACTCACCATAATATGTAAGTTTGTTAACACTCTTGGGACTGCCTTTAGTCCAACTATCTTGTTTGCTAAGATTGCGTTTGAATTCTTTAATTTCTTCAATAATGTTATCGCGTCCAATACCCTGTTGAATAACCATGCTCAATACTTTCATTAAGAATTCTTGAACATATTTAGGGGTATCAGCACGTTTCAAATCAAGACCCATAGCCTTAATATCACCAAACTTACCATTTACATCTTTGCGCTTACCTTCTTTGTCATAGATGTTAATAGCATAACGCTTTTTAGTAATAAAGATACTGCGATCACCAACCAACTCACGACCTGCTTTAATGATTTCCCCATTCTTGCGAGGCGCATGAAATGCACGTTCCATGAATGCAGGGAAACTACTATTAGCCTCTTCGGCTATAGTGTCATATACTTGTATGACTGTATCTTTATTCCATTCTAGTTCACCATTGTCAATTTGCTCTTTGAAAACAGGATAAGCACTGAAATAACAACTATCAGTATCTCCATATACGATTGCGGGACCATTGTGGTCATATTCGCCTGCAACAGTTAGATTGATTTGGCTCATCATGTGTTTGACAATCTGACGACCACTCAATGTAACACTCTGACCGATGCGCTTATCGTAGAAACGACAATGCTCATTCAATAGTGCGCCATATGCACTGTTAAGCAAAATCTTGCGAACCAGTTGTCGCTTATCATAGTACTCAAACATATCAGTACCATATGCTTCTTTGGCCTGCTTTTGAATACTCTTTCGTTCAGTATACCATCGAGTAAGAAGTCCAGGAATCACTCCTTCAAGGTCATATCTAAAGATTGTACCATTAGCACTTAAGATATATGGATTGTGGCTATCAAAGATGAGTTTCCATATCTCTGCTGCACTCATTTCAACACTACGACCATCTTCGTAATCAAGTGTAAGCATAGTGCCGCGTTCTTGGTTCATGATTGCTGTATATTCTAAGCTACCAAACAATCCTTCCCAGAGTATTGCGCCACCTACATCATCATCGCCTTCTTTATAGTATTTCTTTTCTTGAGCCAATTTACGGCCCTTATCTTTCATATACTGGTCAGTTAGTGTTTGTCTGACTTGTCCAACAATTGTTTCTGGTGCCATGTTGAGGGCACGAATAGCCGAGGGATAGAGCGAGTTAATGTCAACTGCTCCGACCCATTCATGTATGCCTCTTTTGGGCGTAGCAACATAGGCACCTGCCGCTTGCTGTTCATCTTCATTACGTTCTTCCTTTCGTTTTTTATCCGGGACTACTAGACCTCTTTCATGTGCCTCGTTCATGATTGCCATTTCAATCATAGCCACAGAACCCATGACAGTTGGCAATAGCACAGTATTTTCATGTGCTAGTGCGTTAGCCAAATCTAAGAATTTTAGTTTGTTATGAATTTTAACAAGCAACATTGTATCCTGACGATTATACTCAATAAAGCGTTTGAAGTCTTTATTGTATAGTTGGTCAAGAGTACCTTCATATTGTGTTTTGTTTTCACCGACTTCCATTTCACCAATGAAGTCAAGTTTATAACTATGGCGACTTTCATAGTTGTACTTTTTATACAACTGTAGATAGTCCATATGTATACGACCTACCAAATCGTATGTTGTTTCTTCTTTGCCGAATCGTTCGTAAGTTCTTGGCTTAGGCATTTGACCAAGCAAACAGAATTTGCGGGTGTCATCTTTACTCATAACTCTAGTGACACGATTAACCATGTAAGGTATATCATAGCCCTCTGAGTTCCAACCTGTCAATACATCTGCATCGTCAATAAGTTGAAAAAATGTTTCAAACATTTCAACTTCACTACGGAACATGATTGAGTTTTCAAAACTGCTACAAATCTCTTGTGCAGTTTCATTACTCATGTGCTTAGGAGGTATTACAAGTGTAATACACTGGTCAAGCCAATCCAAATACATACTGATTGCTGTAACTGGATTGAATGGGTCATCGGTTGGACTGAAACCTTTATCAGGGTCAAAGTCAACTTCAATATCAAAGAAACATGTGTGAAGTTTTGGAGGTTCTACTTTAAGATAGTTTTCACTCAAACAGCGGAATACAACGTTGATATCACTTTCAAACAATTTCTTGTTTGCGTGTATACGGCGTTCCTTTTCAAATTCTTGCCGTTTGCGACTACTGAAACGACTTACACTATCACCATATAGACTACGATATTTACCCTTAGGGTCGCTGTAGTAGAATACATAATTGGCAGGATACTCTTTATAAGTCCTCTTGCCGTCAGGCGTTCTTTCTACTACAAAGATTCTGTCGCTATCACGGTCGTGAATAGCATCCACATATGACATTAACCAGCATCCCTTGTTATGAAATTAACTCTAATTTTAGTAGGAGTAAAATATTTTTTTACTATTTGTTGCACTACATCTATATTATATTCTTTACAACTAAAAATATCAAAATATGCAGTACCATCTAAGTCCATTAAATGACCCACTATGCTACTTGTTGATATTAGTTGCATGATGCTATAACCTTGTTTAGGATCGTTTTCTAATAGATATTCTATTATCGGTTCTCCGATAGGTATCATATCAATAGATGAAACCAAATACTTTATAAAGTTATAACAATTATCATAACTTTTAAGTTGTTCAGTATTACATCCACTACAATCTAACATTAAGTGATAGCCAAAAAACTCACTCATAGAGTTTTACCAACTGTCTCCAAAATTGTGTTGAGTTCTTCGTGTTCTTGGTTAGCCTGTGTAAGACTTGCTTTGAATGCTGTGCGTACAGCCTTTTTAAGAATACTAGGTTTGATTTCCAATTCTTCTGCTACTGCTTTGATGGTATCACTAAGACCACCACTAAGTGTGTCAATCTCATGCATGGTTGCGACACCTTCATTGATTAACTGTGTGAGTTTGATTTTTGCTTCGTTATTGAATGTACGATTGGACATTATTTCTCCTTGCGAAAGTAATTATTATATATGAATCTGTAACAAAGTCAAATATTTTGCGTAAGAAAATTTTGAAAACGGATAACTTGCCCAATAAATATGTGTCTAAGACCATCTTAAGGCACAATATGGAATCAAGATATAAAGAATTAGAAATACTTATTAAAAAATTTACTAGAACATTACCCGAAGGTACCGAATACGAAAATAGATTGGAAGAAGAATTAGAACTCATCGCAAAGTTGGGTTTCGCAAAACATTTTTTGCGTGTTGTTGAAATTCTTGACCTCACCAAAGACATACCCCATATGACTCGCGGAAGCGCAGGTAGTAGTTTACTATGTTGGTTACTAGGCATCAGTGATGTTGATCCTATCAAAGAAAATATACCACTGTCAAGATTTATGAACCCAAAGCGTGATGACTTACCTGACATTGATTTGGATTTTCCACACTGGCAACAAGAAACGGTTATGAACCGTATATTCAAAAAATGGAATGGACAAAGTGCTAGGGTCAGTAACTATGTAACATACAAAGAAAAAAGTGCTGTGCGTGAGGCAGCGAAAAGATTTGGTGCTAAGGGTAGATTGCCAAGAAATATTGATTTAGAAAAAGTTGTGCCAGAGTTTGCTGAGGATGCTAAAAAATTAGCAAACAAACTATTAGGCAAGAAACGCTGTATCAGTAAACATTGCGGTGGCATATTAATATTTGATAGACCTGTACCCAAAAGTTTAATTAATGGTGAAAATCAAATATTGTTGGACAAATATGAAATTGAAGATTTAGAACATTTTAAGATTGACATACTTGCTAATCGTGGGTTAAGTCAATTGTACGAAATAGAACCTAACATGAATTTGTTAGACTATCCCGAATACGATGAAAAGACAGCAGAGTTATTAAGCACTGGTAATGTGTTGGGTGTTACACAGGCAGAGAGTCCTGCTATGCGTAGATTACTTAGAGCAATTAAACCAACTAAGCGTGAGGATTGTGTATTAGCAACAGCATTGATTAGACCTGTTGCTACACAAGGTAGACGCAAGGCAAGTTTCTTCCAAGACTGGAGCAAAGATAACTTTGACAATACTATTGTTTTTGAAGATGACGCTATCATATTAATCAGTAAGTTACTTGGATGTAATCATTATGAAGCAGATATGTGGCGTCGTGCGTTTGCTAAAAAGAATGAAGAAAAGATTTTTGAATTTATGGATATGATCGGTGACCATGAAAACAAAAATGAAATCTTTTACGCATTACGTGAACTAAGTAATTTTGGATTATGCCGCGCACATGCTATTAATCTTGGTAGATTGATATGGGCTATAGCATATCAGAAAGCACATAACCCAGAAAAGTTTTGGCGTGCTACATTAAAACATTGTCAAGGTAGTTATAGCCGCTGGGTATATCACCATGAAGCAAAACTTGCAGGAGCAGTTAACAGTGTGTATGAAGGTAATGAATTAAATGAAATGATGAATTTAGGACATTGGCATAGTAAACACTTTTTACCTGTATGCACTGAAATGCGTAAACCGGGACAGGTAGAATTCTGTGGATTAGTTGCTAATTATCGTGTGTTCAAAAGTGGCCCTAAACAATATATCACATTTGCTACATTAGGAACAGGTAACGGCAGATATTTAGATGTAATCATTGATAAGCCAATTAGTTTTCACGACCAACCAATAGTATGGGGTGTGGGTAAATTAGGCTACAAAAACAATACAGAATATGTTACAGTTAGTAAACATAAGCGTTATAAACTAAAGGATTTAATCAATGCAGATAACTAAAGCACGATTGCATATGCATAATCATAATGAACCAAACGGACGTGCCTATATTATAGGTGAACGTAAGGCATTGCGTGAGTTAGGTGAGGCACTAGTAAAAGCAAGTAAGAGTGTCATTGGTATGGAAACAATACATATGTATACTAGTGATGGCCACAGATATGAATTAATGATTGCCTGTGATGTTAGTGAAGAAGAATGGCAAGAGTTGCCTGTGCCTTATAGCAAAAAACACAATCCTAGCGAATTGAGTATCGTAAAAACCTACGATGAAATTAAAGGTTCTTCATAATAATCTTTTTTACCGTCTTGTGTAATCCCGGGTTTACATGTAATGCGTGTGGCATCAATTCTTTTCTGACATAGTTACGCATGTATTTGGTATCCTGATTACTAGTATCCTCACACCATTCTAGACCTTTGCGTTCACACCAATTAATAAATTCACTTTTGGGTGTAGTCAAAAAAGGTCGCATAATATTACCACGATATAGATGTGGCACTTTTGGATTACCATGTAGACTTGACCAAATATATGTCTCTACACAATCATCTAAATGGTGTGCTGTAACTACTGTAGAATTTAATTCTTTAAAAAATCTATATCTTTCTTCGCGCCAAAATTCTTCCATGCTCAGTTCTTTGGGTTTTTGTGACTGTAAAAAACAAACAAGTAATGGAAGATTTCTTTCAGTGCAAAATTTACTTACAAACTTGTAAGCATTATCGCTATTTTCTGTACCATGATGGAAGAAAGCACATGTAACATCATGCTTCTTAGACAAGAAATCGGCAGCAGCAACGCTATCTACGCCGCCGCTAAATGCTACAGTAACTTGTTTGGGCAATGGGAAAAGTAATTTAAGCATTGTGCTATTATAGCACAATTTGGAATTTATTGAAATATATTATGGTGTTTTGCACCATATATTTTTATGAATTTTCCAGCGAGCATATCTGCCATGGCTTCAATTGGACTGCCTGGATAACTGTCACCCGGTTTAATCATTCCCAATTCGTCTTGTTTGACATGCACCAATTCATGGAAAACGGTTCTGAGGATATCAACTAAGTTACGGTTTTTGGCATATACCCAGACTGTATTGCTGCCCATATGGTGACTGCCAGTATGATGTCCACTTTGCGCTTCTTCCGTATCTTGACTTAATACAACTTTTGGAATATTTTTAAGATTTAACTTTTTAGCTGTCCATTGTACGAATTTATCAACTTCATCTTCTAATTCACAATCAACACCATTTTCATCAAGTTTACCCTTAATCCAATTGTCAGGTGTTTTCTTGTATTTCTTTACAAACAAATCATGTAATGCGTCTGCTGATATGCTATGTTTTTTCGCAATCTTACGCATTAACTTGTCAATGGTATCATAGTTGTGCTTACTTAAACTAGGCAATTTTTTTGCTAGTTCAGACGCAGCAGTTTCAGACAAAAACTCAGTATATCTCATATATAGTATTTATTCTGTAGCGTTTGCACCACACTTAGCACGTTTAGCCTGTGTTAGTTTTCCAAAATCTACATTCCATTCTTTTCCGGGTTGTAATTCAATTGCGCCTTGTGGAAAACTATATTGTACTCCAGACATTTGTTGAATCTGCGATACTGGTACTCTAAACTTTGTTAAATCGTTTCCTAGATTACCATATGGCGCTATATGTGGGAATCCCCAACCAGCAATTTCTTTAGTCGCTGTATTAATAACTATTTTGTAATATGCTGATGGAACTACAACACCTTTACCTATTCGTTTATCGGTGTTGTTATTATATATTGCTCCAACATAAATTATATAACCTTGATTGCGTTGTACAACCCAACCACGGATACTTGTTTCTAATAATTTCCATATACCACGATTCAAACTACCGTGTTGCGGAAACATATTAGTCATTAAGAAACTTTCATATTCAACTTGTTCATCCCAACTTAAATCCCCATCCGGTGCGGCATGACCTTTATCAAATCCACTACCTGCGTAATCGTCGGGAGTGGGTCCTCCCGGAACATATTGATTAGCAACGAAAGCATTAGTGCGAGGATAACAGCCAAGAGCGTTCTGAGGTAGTAATTCATAAGTGACAAACTTTGGTATTTTGGCTGCAACATCATATCCTACTAGATATGCTTGCTGACAAAGTGGTTGTGCTCCGGCTGTTTGTGGGAATCCATATGGACTATGTACTTTACATTGTTCAACAGGAAATGGAGGTCTTTGCGTCCATGCAAATGCCTGCATACATGCAAGTGATAATATCACCGCGAAAATTTTCTTCATATTATATTCTTCCTAAAACAAATTGATGACCTTCTGCTTGTGGTTGGTCAGCAATTTCGTCAGGTAAATCACTAAAAGGAATTACCTTATAACCGTATTTGTGTGCAAATCTACGCAACAATGCTTGATATGCACTAGTTCTGCTACCGCCTTTGCTTGCAAATAATATATAATCAGGATCATTAATTTGATGTAAGTATTCATCAAACGCCTTTAATACTGTAGCAAATACTTTTCCTGCTTCACCCTCGCCAGTCTTTTCATAAGTTCCACCGCGGGTAAAATCAAAATCTATAGCATTGATTGTATCGTGTAATGGTGTAAAAATTACTTCAATATCACGACCTTCACTATCATGTGCTACTGCTACATCAGCATATGTATTATCATCTTCATACCAAGTTTCAATTGGAAATGATTTTTCTACATCAATAGATTCATCAACTTTCTTTTGTTGTTTTATCCAAAGTTTGGCTATTTCATTGTCAATAGGTAGCTTAGACCATTTGTCAATCTTTTTATAGGCCTTTTCAATTTGTGGTACTAATTCTTGTTGTGTGCCAGCATTATTAATAACGACATGATTTTCAAAAACTTGTAAGAATCTTTCTAAATTCTTTTGTACACCATACCATTTCTTTTCTACGATTTCATCAGGTACTTTGCGTAATCTTTGTGCATTACGTTTTTTAGCAACTTCAAGTGGAGCATTGACTACAACTAAAAAGGTATCATATCCAATTTCCATTAAGTTATCACGCAATGAATCTATTTTACTATAATCTTCACCAGTACCATCAATGTATAAACCTAGTCTACCATCTATTGCATTATTCATTCTACCTGCGGTAACTTCTTTTGCTCTGCCTCTTACAACCTCACGCTTTTCTTTTTCATGTGCGGGCATACTTAAACTAAGTTGATTTTTAGTCATAAGATATGTAAGTGCTAAATCGCTATTGATATTGACAAACCCTAATGCGTTTAGGCCAAGCATATCACTTACCGTGCTTTTACCACTACCTGGTCCGCCAATAACAAATACTGCCTTGAATATGGCAGGGTCATTTACGCCCTCATTGACAAACTCAAAAAATCTCATTACTCGCGTTCTTTTTTCAATATGCTACGAATGAACCAAGCCTTTTTACCATATAAATCTTGTAATTCAGCCATAAAGTTAGCAATACCTTGCTGATTTTCATTTGTTGCTTCATTAAACATAGCAACAACTAATTCAGTCATAACTTGACAATCAGCCAACGATTCTCTAAACATTAATTCAGCGCGTGGAATTCTTACCTGATCCTGTATTACACTTAACTCAGCATATCTTTGTAGACTACCAGGTGTATAATGACCCAAGATTCTGATGTATTCTGCAATTCTATCAATGGTGTCGCTAACATCATTGTATAGTTGGTCATAAAAAGCGTGATATTGTGGGAAGTTGCTTCCCTCTATATTCCAATGAAAGTTTTGACTTTTAATAGCAAAACTCTGTGTGCTAGCTAATAGGACTTTTAAGTTATCTGATAACATTTTATACCTCTTTAATATTTATCTATTTTGAGGTATTTAGGTAGATAACTTATCAACGTAAATCGTGGATCTTAACCAATTTGTGTATATGCTATTTGCTGTAGATTGATGTACAGTTAAGAATTGTGATATTCCATCAATCATTTGTTCTTTATTTTGCACAGTATCATATACTTTTTGTGCTTCATACCATGTATTATCTTCGTCATTTACCCAACTATGTACTTTATTTTCATCAATTTCAATATGAAATTGCATAGCCAAGTGCTTTCCTATGCTAAATGCTTGGTTAGGGCATGCCTCACTAGTTGCTAATAGTTTAGCACCTTCAGGTATATCAAAACTATCATAATGCCAATGTATTACTTTATGAGTTGGATTAGTACCAAACCATTCATCTGTAGTTTTATCATTTATATAATTAATATTTTGCCAACCAATTTCTGGTTTAGGCGATTTTACAACTTTTGCACCCAATGCTTTAGCCATAAGTTGTCCACCTAAACAATGTCCTATAACTGGTATGTCACGATACATAGCCTGTAGTATTAGTATCTCTGCCTGACGATTAGTATATAACATATCATTAGCACTCATAGCACCACCCATAACAGCAAGTGCTGAATATGGTTCTATACTATCAGGAAATGTTTTGTGAATATCAGCATTAAAAACTACATATGGAATATTATGGTTAGTTAACCATGTCCCTAAGTACGCTAATCTTTCTGGTAGTTGATTTTCAAGTACAAGAACAGGTTTCATAAATTATCACGGGGTAAGTGCGGCTCTTAGATTTACAAGTTCATCTTCTGTTAATACAAAATCACCTAATTGTATAGTTAAGTTTTCCAATCCATCATTCATTTCTCTTATTACATAAAAGGCAATTTTATATCCATTTAAGTCAGGCATATTTGTCAATTTGCAATATAAATTAATTCCATCTTTTTGACTAACAATAAAGGTTTTATCGTGAAGCATTTTATATTCCTTTAAAATATTTATTCTTCATTAATACTAAATCCATAGGACGCATTTTTAATAGTTTTAGGAACATAATTCATACTTATAGTAATTCGGTTTTTATTATTGGTAGAATCAACACTATGTACTAACCAACTAGGGAAAAAAATTAAATGCCCCTCTAAACCTTGTAATGTTATCCAATCAAAATTATTTTTTAAAACCTGTTTCTTTTGAATTTCTAATATATTTTTATGTGGGTTATCCATAAAAGCAGGATTCCAAAATTTTATGTCTGTATTTTCTTTAAATTGAACAAAGTAATTACTACTTATAACACTATTTGTATGGCTATGATTTGATTGTCCTGAATTTTCTTTATAAAAATTTATCCAACTATTTGTACAAATCATTCTGTCTATGTCGTACTCACATACATTACTAGCATAATCAAAAGCAGATTCTAAACAAAAATCTTTAAATTTTTTAATTACGGAAATGTTGCAATTTTTAAAAAAACTTATAGATAAATCTTGATGTGATTGAAAATAACTTACAGTTCCCATTTCATTATAAATGTGTGGGGTGTTGTCAAAATTATACTGTAATATTTCCGATTTTAAGATATAATTATCTGGAAAGTTATAATATTTTATTGGTATAGGGAATATATTAAAATTCATTAATTATTTATAACATTAACCCTTGGAAATATAAATCCTTCCGTCTACCCCTGCTGCTTGAACTCCACCGTTGCCTGCTGTGCCCCTATTGCTATCCGCACTATTTCCTGGCGTGCCACCTGAGCCTGCAGTAGTTGATCCATTTGTAATTAAATTACCTCTTACATAACCCGATCCGCCACCTCCTCCGGATCCAGAATTATTTGAATCTGCTCGACTTGCCCCTCCACCATAATATCCACCACCGCCAGCGCCACCGTTGTCAACAGTTGATGCAAAGCTAAAGCCCCCTAACAATGCTGATCCGTTTGT